GTAGTAGATGCTTATAATTCATCTTTAACTAGGACTACTCCTACTGCTTTAAGTCAAGCAAGGTGGTATTTAGCAGGAGCAAGTATAGGAGATTATGCAATATTTGCAGGAGGAAATACAGGTTCAGCAAGTAATGTAGTAGATGCTTATACTTCTTCATTAGTACGTTCTACCCCTACAGCTTTAAGTGTTACGAGAAGAGTTTTAGCAGGAGCAAGTGTAGGAGATTATGCTTTATTTGCAGGAGGACGGAATGGTACAACATATTATAACGTAGTAGATGCATACTCTCAAGCTTTCGGAGACATTGACATCCCTATAACTTCTGGTTCAAAATACAAGCTTAACAGCGACACAGAAGTAACAGCAACAACAAGCGGGGTAATTACAGTCAATACACCGTTGACTGGATATATAAAATATAAGGAAGGAGTTTTGTAAAATGAAATACAAAATATGGAATAAAACTGACAATTTGATTACACCAGTAGGGGAGGTATTAACTCCACCTCAAGTAATTGAAAGATATCCCGCCGCAGGAATAGAAGGGATAAAATTCATAATCGCAGACCAGCCAATCAATATGGCAGTCTTTATGGAGTTCGAGGCTACAAAAAATATTTATAAACAACAAGGGGTTCAAATAACAGATGATATGACAGATGAAGAAGTATTGCAAGCAATACAAGAATTTGAGGAAACTCCACCTGTTCAAATGCCAACAGCAGAAGAAAGAATTGCATCAGCGTTAGAGTTCCAAAATTTACTTGTTATGCCTGATATGGAGGTGGATATATAATGACTTTTGAAACTATTAAATCTAATTATGAAAAAGGACTTTGGACAAAGCAGATGGTAAGACTTGCAGTTAGAAAAGGTGCTATAACCAAAGAGCAGTATAAAGAGATAACAGGGGAAGATTATTAATATCTTCCCTTTTTTAAAAGGGGTGGAGAAATGACAATATCTGAATTTCTGGTAACCATTGAAAGCAATATGCCACACGATATACCAGATAGCACAATAATAAACTGGATAAACATATTAGAGGATAGTGTATATTCAAGTATAGTAGGTACTTTAAATACAGAGCCTTTCATATCTGATGATGGGCTTTCCGAAAGAGAAAGATTTAAACCTGAATTTAAAACAATAGATAAAGCAAATGAGCAAACACTATCTTTATTAGATTTTGGCTTTAGATGGCTATCTCTATATGAATACTTTGTGTATGCACAAATATGTATATTAAAAGAAGAATTTGGGAAAGCAAACAATTATATAGCTTTATACAATTCATTGCTAGACGATTTTCTTGCATTCTATTTCTCGAGAGCATCTTACGACAAGGCTTGGTGATAATATGAGATTGCCTTATTTAAACAATATAAACAATTTAAAGATAAGTCCATTGCTTTTCAGCGGGATAAACAAAAAAGAAATAATAAACGACAATGAAATATCAGATGGTCATAACCTATCAACAGAAGAAATACCTGCTATATGTCCTAGAGAACCTATGGAATCGATAAAAAGCTTAACAAAACCTAATTACTTGGGAGTTATTAATAACAAGCTAGTGTATGTAGATGGCACTAGCTTTTATTATGACAATCAATTAAAAGGTACTGTATCAGATACTAAAAAGTCCATAGTTGATTTCAATGGATATATAGTAATATTTCCTGACAAGAAGTATTATGATTATATAAACAATGAATTTAATAGCTTTACTTGTCCTGATATAGATTATGCTGTGGTACATTACAATAGAATATTTGGAATAAAGGGAAGCGAAATAAGAGCAAGTAAACTTGGAGATTTTAAGGCTTGGGAACAATTCGAAGGCACACAAATGGATAGCTGGGGAACAGATGTTTACTCTGTGGGAGATTTTACAGGTACTGTATCTTATCAAGACCATATAGTATTTTATAAAGAAAACAGTATGTACGAGTTATATGGATACACACCTAGTCAATTTAAGGTATTAGAAGTAGCGAAGATAGGCTGTATAGACAATAAAAGTATAACAGAAACACAAGGCATATTATTCTTTGCGTCAGAAACAGGAATATTCGTTTATACAGGCGGATTTCCTACAGATATATCAACAAACCTAAACATAAAGAATTTAAACAAAGCATCATTGATAGGAAATGGAAACAAGGTATATATATCTATTGATGGCACTACTTATATATATGACACAAACCTAAAGACATTCTTGCCTTACGCAGATTTAGATGTTTTATATTTTGCAAAAGATGATATGTATGTATACGCACTAACAACAGATGGTGAAATATATCGTCTAAATAGTGGAGATGAAATTGTAGAATGGAGTTTAACAACTAAACAATTTGATGATGGAGTATTTAATAAAAAGAGCATAAAAGCTATAAGGTTAAAAGCTATAATGGAAACAGGATCTGAAATATCTGTATATGTAAGCAGAGATAATAGACCATTTATTCAAGTAGGGCAAACAATAAAATTTCAGAATGAATATATAAAAACAAAAGAAGTTAAAATAACAATACCATTAAAAAGGGCGAGTTATTATCAAATTAAAATAACAGGCAAAGGCAAGTCTATAATATATGGTGAAAAAGAGTTTGTAGTAGGAAGTGATAAATAATGCAACTCAATGTGCCTAATATAACGATAACAGGAAACAACAACGAAGAAATAGTAAATGTACTGCAAAGATATAGAAAAGAATTAAACTATTTATTAATGAACTTAGACTTAGATAACATGCCAAATGTAGCTAATAAACTGACAGACATAGAAGGCAATTACTCTATAATACAACAAGAGGTAAATAGCATATTGTTAAGTGTAGGGGATATCGAAGGTAATGTATCATCTCTAGTGCAAACAGCAGAAGGACTTCAAACAAGAGTATCTACTGCAGAGGGCAATATATCTACATTAACTCAAACAGCTACTACACTACAAAGTAGAATAGAAACAGCCGAAGGAAATATATCAACAATAACTCAAAACGTAGATGATGTTACTGTAGCTGTAAGCAAGAAAACTACCATAGGAGAGGTTGTCAATTATTTATCGGTATCTCAATCAGGTGTTAAAATAAACGCAAATAATATAGATTTAACTGGCATAACCAGATTGTATTCTCCGACTATGAGCGATTCTTACGCTGAATTTTATGGGAGTTATTTCGCATTAGTTTTTAGAGGCGAAGAAATATTTAGGATACACCCAGATAGTATAGCTGGAACTGACATATATGAACCAACTGGTGCTGGATTGAGATTTTTTGGTGGAGTATATTTCAATGACGCTGATGTTTATGGCTTAACTGTATCTTTCGCATAAGGTGGTGATTTAATGGCTACTAATATGGCTTATGATGCCAGGACATATACAAGCATATCAGTACACGCTTGGTATCAAGGTACAACAGCGGTAACAAAATGTATCATACAAGGACCCACAGCAGCAGTAACATTAACTACAACACCTAAAACTAACTGGACTACTGACCCTCCTGTAAATTTTACCGGCTTAGCACCGGGACAATCATACTCATTTAAAGCATATTTTTATACATCAACAGACACATTAGTTGAAGAAACATCTACTTTTTATTTTACAACTCTTGAATATAGCTCAACTACAGTTAATATAAACACAACTGCAATAGGAGAAACATATTTAAACATAAGAGCTTTTTATAGAGGCAACACTGGCGTAACATATTGTGTTATATCTTGTGCAGGAAATGGAATGACCATAAGTGCAGGCGGAACAACATATGAATGGACTACAGATTCGGTAACTTTTAGCGGATTAAATCCCGGAACATCATATACCGCATCTGTAACTTTTTATAATGGCTCTGGATATGTAGCTAGTACTAGTGGAACATTTACTACACTAGCACCATCAGATACAACTCCGCCTACAGTAAGCAATGTAAATTTAACAGCAATACCAGTTACCAACGGATACAATGTAAAGATGACTTGGGCAGCTTATGATGATGTAGGGATAGTGAAGCATTGGCTATATAGAAGCTCTCCTAACACACAAAACTATGTATCGGTTGGGTATGATGTATCGGGAAGTGCAAGAGAATTTACGTTTACAACAGATGCTGATGGAAATTTATTTCAATCTGGAAAAACATATTATTTTAGAGTTAGAGCTGTAGACGCAGCAGGAAATATATCTACACAGGATAGTGGAACTAAGTCTATTTATATAAGTGCGACTAGACCGCAAAACTGGGCATGGGAATATACAATAGTAAGTGGAGGTAGTGTATATTCAGTAGTTGGGAAAAAAGTAAATATAATGAGAGCAGCACATTGGAATGACTTTACAACACGAATAAATCAATTTAGAGCATATAAAGGTTTATCACCTTATTCATTTACTCAAGTTACTAGCTCTACAAGTGGAAGTGCAGTTGTGTCTGCTATAAATCAAGCAATAAATGCAATAAATGATATGTTACCAGTAGGAAGCAAGATGTCTACAATAACGGCATCAAATAAAGTCGCTGCAAGTATATTTATAAATTTAAGAGATAAATTAAATAGTATCCAATAGGGGTCAACTACCCAACGACTAAAGTCGTGGGCTTGATAGCCCTATGTTGACCAGGCTAAGGTTTGAAACAAAACCTACGTTATCTATGTCATGACACCCTAGGATGCCCTCCTAGTTCTAGGCTCTGTCGTATAGCATTAAACAGGTGTAGTGGGTTAAGCCAGTGTGTTATACGTGTAAACATAGATAACATTGCCGAGGGAGATGTTACCTGCGTAAGCAGAGAAAGGAGAAATTCCTATGGTATTTGTTTTAGATGCAAATAGAAAACCATTATCACCTTGTCATGAAGCAGTTGCAAGAAAATTGCTTAAACAAGGTAAGGCTGCAATATTTAGAAGATACCCATTTACAATAATTCTTAAAAAATCAGTAGAAGACACTAAAAACAAGCAAGAATATAGATTAAAAATTGATTATGGTAGTAAGCATACAGGATTAGCTATACTACAAAAAAACAATGTAATATGGTTAGCTCAAATAGACCACAGAACAGATATTAAAAAGAAACTTGATGATAGACGTATGTTTAGACGCAACAGAAGAAATAGAAGAACAAGATATAGAAAGCCAAGATTTTTAAATAGAAAAAGAAAAGAAGGATGGATACCACCTTCACTTGAAAGTAGAGTTAATAATATAAAAACATGGGTTAATAAGTTACAAAAATTAATTCCATTAACTCATATATCTTATGAAAATGTTAAGTTTGATACTCAATTAATGCAAAATCATGAAATAAGTGGTATTGAGTATCAACAAGGTACACTTCAAGGATATGAAGTTAGAGAATATTTACTTGAAAAGTTTGGTAGAAAATGTTGCTATTGTGGAAAAGAAAATGTTCCATTAGAAATAGAACATATAATACCAAAATCAAGGGGTGGAACAAATAGAGTTGATAATCTTTGTTTATCTTGTAGAGAATGTAATCAAAGGAAAGGAAACATGACTGCTGAAGAATTTGGTTATCCTGATATACAAAAACAAGTTAAACAAACATTAAAGGATACTTCTGTAGTTAATTCTACAAGATGGAAAGTTTATGATGTACTTTGTAATAGTGGTTTAGAAGTTGAATGTGGTACAGGTGCTTTGACTAAAATGAATAGAATCAAATTAGGATTGCCAAAAGAACATTACTTTGATGCTTGTTGTGTAGGACAAAGTACACCTGATAAATTATATTTTAAGACAAAAGATGTTTTGTATATAAAAGCAAAAGGTAGAGGGAGTCATTGTAGAACAAATTTAGATAAATACGGCTTTCCGAGAGGATATTTAGCAAGACAAAAATATTTCTTTGGTTTTCAAACAGGAGATATGGTTAAAGCTGAAATACCAAAAGGAAAATATAAAGGCATTTGGTACGGAGAAGTTGCATGTAGAAAATCAGGTAGTTTTGATATTAAAGACAAGGAAGGTCAAAGAGTTGTACAAGGTGTAAATCATAAATATTTTTCAGTTGTACAACACTTTGATGGGTATAGTTATAGAAAGGAGGCAGCAATTCTTACGTAGCGTGTTTAAAATACGCAATTCCTCCACGTGGCTAAAGCCAGTGGCTTCCTTGCGTAAGAATTTGTGATAAAGTTGAAATATGTAATTGAAATGGAAGAATATGTTTTAAACAATTTAAAATTGTTTTTAGAAAGGACAACTATGACAGGTAAAGAAGTTGGTGCATATGCAGAAATACTAAAGTGTATATCAGAAGCTAAGCCAAAAGAGGTTGGTGATGAATAATGGCTTTATCATATTTTGACCAACAATATTTAAACCCAGAAGAACAAAAACAAATGCTTGAAATTCAGAATAACTGGGCGAACGCATCTCCACAAGAAAGAGAGAGTTATCACACATTAGCTGAAAGTATGAGAGCAAAGTATGGATATAGTGGTGGTGTATCAGGCAATGAATATATACAAATAGGTACTGTTCAACAACCTACTATAAATCCATACGAAAGTCAATGGAACGATACACTTCAAAACTTATACAAAGATATAAGCACAGCACAATATCAACCTAGTCCATATGAAGCATTAATAGCACAATCTATATCACAAGCTGCTAATAGAAAATTTGAATACGACCCAAATACAGACCCTGCTTATCAAGCATACAGACAAAGGCTTATAAGTGCAGGTGAAAGTGCATATCAAGACAATTTAGCAGGCTTATCGGCTGCTACAGGTGGCAGACCTAATACTTGGGCTGCTAGTGTGGCGTCACAAGCTAGAAATCAGTATATGCTACAAGCCGAAACAGCAATGCTTGATTTTGAAGATAGAGCATACAGCAGATACCAAGCCGAAACAGATAATTTGTATAAATTTATATCTGTACTAGACAGTATGGATACGAAATACTACAACAGATGGAGAGATAGCATAAACGATAAAAAAGAGCTGTTTAATATGGTAATGCAATTAGAAGATGCAGACTTTCAAAAGTATCAATATCAAGTTGAGCAGTCTTGGAAACAGTTTGACGCAGAAACAGCAAACTTCCAACTTGCACTAGACAAAAAGAAGATGGATATACAAAACGCATTAGATAGAGTAGAGATGCTTGGATATGTAGATAATAAAGCGGCTGCTGTTTTAGGAGTACCTACAGGAACTCTATCAAAGACAGCAAGAGAAAGAGCTGAAGCTATGGAAGATTACATCAAAAAGCAATCAATAGATTTAGAAACATATAAAAAGCAAAAAGCGATAGACTACGAGTATGATATGAAACTCATCAATGCAAAAGTATCGTCAGGTAGCAGTAGCGGGAGTGGTAGTAGTAGTTCAAAACCACTCACAACAACTGAAATAAAAGCAATAGGCAATGAAACATTAAACTTTGACAAACTAGTTAAATCAAAAGACTATCAATCTCTTAAACACGACGCTTACAAGATGGAATCCATAAACGATTTTATAGACAGCGTAATAAAGAAAGGGCAATATGGCTCTTATGGTGCTAGAAGCTTAGAAATAGCAGAAGCTATATTAAATAATGTAATGCAACACGAAGAATATCAAAGAGTATTAAATGCTTATCAAGGTGCAGTAGAAGCAGCTCAAAAAGGCTCTAAAGAATATATGCTTAAAGACTATGAAAGTAAAAGTGTAAAGACAAGCAACACAAATGCTCAATCTAAGAAAGGCAAGATAGGATATAGTCCTAACTAAAGGTGGGATAATATGATTGATTTAAACAAATATAAAATAACTACTGGCTCATTGTCGCCTGAAGTGAAATCTTTAATAGATAGAAATAAGCAATTTTCTGAAAGACTTAAAGACAAAGATGAGGAATACAGGAAAAGACAAGAAGAAAAAAGAATACAAGAATTAAAACTTAAGCAAGAAGCATTGCAAAGATATAATGGCGACAAGTCATCAAATGGAGTATTCGATAAAATAGACAGGATAGAAAACACTACAAACCCTGTATTAACAAGTAAAACAAATGATAGAGCAACACAAAAATACGACAGCAAAAGATATGCAAAGAGCTATGCTTATCAAAAGCAAAACTTTGATTATGCAAATGCACTATCCAATGATGTAGGCACTATATATGCCTTTAAGAGAAGCATGGGGAAATCTGATGAAGAAATAAAACAAGAGCTTGTACCAAAAGCAAATGATTATGAAGTGGAACAAAAGTTGGCGGAAATTGAAAACAAGCTAAAACAAGGCAATGAAGGTGTATTGTACAACATACAAGAAGGCTACCTTGAAAAAGAAGTGATGGACTTATTATCAAAAGAAGCTATAAAAAGAATGAATGGATTGCCTAACAAACTAGACGAAGTAAATAAATTCATAGAAGAACACCCAGAAATGTCGCTGAGTGAAGAAAACGACAACGCATTATATAAAGGTATGAGGTTCACAGGCGAATTTGTAAGTCAAACCAAAAACTCAATGGCTTATGCCTCTAAAGATTTAGACTCTTGGGCAACCGCAGCTGCTATAATAGTTGGTGGAATAGCTGTAGGTGCTGTAACAGGCGGTACTGCTTTGCCCGCTTATGTAGGTGTAACAGCTTCTGCACTAGCTACATTATCGCCTTTCGCAGCTATGGGATTTGGAATGAGTTATGGTGCAGCTAAAAAGATGGCAGAGGTTGAAGGTGGGCTTGCATACAACGAATATATACAACAAGGAATACACCCTGACATAGCAAAAGATATGGCACAGACAGTAGGTGCTATAAATGGCGTATTAGAAATGGTAGAGATGGGAACTCTCATAACTTGGCTACCCGGTGCTAGTGTAGCTAAAGATTTAGCTATGAAGAAAGTCAATTCAGAGATGACTAAGAAAATATTAAAGACAGCCGCAGCATATGGAATAAACTTGTCAAGCAATATGCTTCAAGAAGCTGCACAAGAAAGCACAACTATGTTAGGATTGACGCTTTCAGATTATATGCAAAACGCACCCAACCCTAACACGCTAGATGGTTTAAAAGAATTAAAGAAAACAATGACATCAGACGAGTATTTAAGAAGAGTAGGGGATAGTGCTATAGGTGCTGCCGAGAGTATGTGGCTGCTACCTATAGGAAGTGGACTTATAAAAACAGGAACCAATCAAATACTAGAAGGTAAGGCTAAGATAAAGCAATCAAAAGGCTTTTACACAGCAGAAGATGTAGAAACAGACGCCTATGTTCAAGAGCAGAAAAAGCTATTGCTTGATGATGGTGGAGTAATAGATACATTAAGTGAAGCTGTAATAAAAGAATCAAACGCAACAGGTCTTAAATACTTGACAGCTTTAGAACCTATGGTAGAAGCATTACTTGCCAGAGAAGATTTAACCAATGGCGAAAAGCAGCTATTGTCTAAAAAATACGAACAGCTTAAATCAGCTATAGAAACAGCTAAAGAAAAAGTAGTTTTAGACAATCCAGATATAATATTCGAGCCTACGTCTAAAAGCGAAATAGCAGGGAAAGTCTTAAATAGAGAAGTGCCTTTCATAACACTAGACAAAGACATATATATAGACTATTACAAAGACGCAGAAGAAAAAGGCATATTGGATAAAGTAATAGATATGACAAACAAAGGCAAGACATATTCGGAAATAGCAGATGAAGTTGCTAAAATGCTTCCTAGAGGAAAGAAAAATGTAGTAGACGCATCTGTATATATAAGTGCTATAGAAGCTGTGAACAGGGAAATAAACGCACAAAAGCAATATAACTTAATTGAAAACCTAGATAAAATGACACAACTGATAAATGCTAAAACAATAGAAGAAGAAACAATAGAGCCACCTACACTAGAACAGAACACACAAGAAGAACAAACAACAACAAAAGAACAACCTATGCAAGAAGAACAAACAACAACAGAAGAACTTGCTACAGAAACCACACTCGAAGAAGAAACTCAACCTACAGTAGAAGCTCAACCTGAAGAAGAAATAACAGCAGAAGAACAAAAGACACTTGAAAAAGTTACAGAGCCAGTTGAAACAAAAGATGGCAAATACTCTCCATCAGACATAGTAAAAGTGCCTGTGGAAGATATAAGAATAGACCAACAAAGATTTCAGTTTAGAGAAAGCGGGACCACTAATAAGTTCAGCGACACAGACTGGAAAGATGAGCTATCTGGTGTATTACTATTATGGGAAGATGACAAAGATGGCACTTTGTATGTAGTAAATGGACATCATAGATTATTATTGGCAAAGGAAAACAATGTAGACTATATAAACGCAAGAATACTAAAAGATGTTACAGACAAAGAAGCAAGAGCTATGGGAGCTTTGATAAACATAGCAGAGGATAACGCAACAGCAGTTGATGTAGCTAAATACATCAATGAAACAGGAAGCACTAGAGAAGAACTGATAAAACTAGGGATATCTCCTAGAAGTAAAATTCTAAGAGATGGTGAAGCATTATCTAAGCTGTCAAAACCACTATTTAGAAAAGTGGCGACTGGTGCTATGAGCATAGAAAATGCTGTTATTATAGGAAACGAGTTGCCTAACAACGAAGAAGCACAAGCATATATTGCTAAAAAGATAAACGAGCTAGAAGCAAAAGATAAAATAATAACTCCATCAATACTTGAATCTTTAATCAGGATAGAACAGTCAAGCGGGTTTATTGAAGGTGAACAAATAAACCTATTAGGAGAAATAGATAAGAAATCATATGCTTACGAGAAATCCACAATAGTTGATTATGTAAAGAAACAGCTAAAGAATAAAAAGAAACTATTAAAGAATGTAAGTAAAGAAACAAACGCACAAATATTAGAAAGTCTTGGCAACAAAGTCAACATAGACGAAAACATAAAGCAAATGGAAAGCACAGACCTTGCATTGTATCTATTAGATAAAACAGCGTACTATAAATCAAGTATAAGCGACATGTTCAATGAATACGCAAAGGAACTTGCAATTACAGACAAACCATTGGCTGTAAAAAATAAAGCCTTGAACGACTTTATAGCGAAGATAGAGAATGGAGAACTGTTAAACGAAGTATTCGGAAACAATGAAGTTGTGGAAGAACTAGAAAATCAAGCAAGTTTATTGGAAGCACAAACAGAATTGCTAGGGGAAAAGATGGTAGAAGTAGTAGAACAACCATCAGTGGAAGTTGTAATAAACCCTAAAGCGTCACAGCTTCTTGTGGAAGAAATGCAACCAGTATTAGATGCTATGTCTAAAAACCCTATATTTAATAACTTGATTGTAGAGTTTAATGGCAAGGAAGAAAAAATAGTAAAACTAACTAAGAAGGAGTTGGAAAAGTATGGATACGACAATGCAGAAGCAGGAGAATATAGAATCAGTGGATACCTTGAAAGACCTAGAAGAAGAAGGAATGGAGATAACAGCAATAACAATAAATCAAAACTAGTCCTTACTAATTCAGCAAACAAAGGAACTTTACTGCACGAAGTGATTCACTATGTAGAGCAAATAATACCAGAGATAAACCCAGACCTTGCAAACTTGATCGATGATTGGGCGAATGATGTTTACGAACAAGCAAAAGAACAAGGCATAGAAGTATGGGATAGAAAAGAATTACTAGCAAATGCACTTACTTTAGGTGAATTTGGATATGCAAGTGATGATATAGCAAAAGCAAATTTAGTAGAAGTAGACCCTGATATAATAGCAGACTTTAAGACCATAGTAAGTCCTGAATTTATAGAAGCTGTAAAAGGTAAGAAAAAGTCAAAGAAGAACAAACAAATAAAACTTAAATATAAAGGCTATGCTGAAAGACAGTTAAAAGAAAGCACTAAAAAAGAGGATATAGTAGAAGCTAAAACAGATAGACTGTCTGAAATATCGAATAAACTTGAGAATTCAATCAATGGTGCCGCCTATTATTCAGCAGACCAAATAAAAAGCATAATGGCCATAAAAACGGAAGAAGGAATGTATGACTATATCATATTTGAAAATGGAGAAGATATAGCAGATGATACAGTAACTTTAGACAAACTATTGGATATCATACAAAAGAACGAGCTTATATACGACAAAAAAGAAATACACGAAGAACTACAGCAATATGATAGAACAGTCGTAGAAAACATATTCAACGGGATTGATGTATTTGACTTTGGAAAAGTTTTAGACGCAGCTAAATCAGGCAATATAAACGCAAGTGATTATGATTTAATATTAAGCAAGTATGTAGACAGAAACCAAGCAAACCTATTGATAGACGAAATAAGAAAAGCGTCTAAAACAGGTTTTAATTTGCCTAATGATAAAGTATCTATGACACAATTCTTAAACAGGTTTTTTGATGATGGAACAGACGATACAATTAAAATAGTCTTAACAGAAAACAACAAATATGCTATTGCAAAGCTTAACTTTGAAAATCAAGATACAATTCTTGATATGAAAATATTCGGAGAGTATGACACATTAAAGAAAGCAATAGACGCATATTTAAACACAGAGCTTAAAGTAGACGCAACTAAGGAAGAATTCTACAAAGCATTTAAAGAAGATATGATTTATCTACGTTCTAAAGATGGGGAACATTCAAAATATGTCATATCAAACAGATACAAAGAAGATGTGGTATTAAACGAGCTAGACAACTACACTTTAGCTTATGCATACAAATACAACAATATACACAAAAACTCTAAACTATCTACATTGACTGAATATACAAAAGAAAAGACTGGTGGAGAGCCTGTATATATTGACATAAGCAAAACAATAAAATACGAAGATGCAATACAAAAGTACCCTGACGACCCATTATTCACACAACATTTATTACAAGATGGGTACACAGCAATAACAACAAAAGACACTATAATACCATTGGCACCTATGTTTGTTAAGCCTTTGCACACTACAACGCTATATACCTTCAGCGAAGTAGGACAAGACAAGATGATAATAACAAAGAATGGCTCATTGCTATTGAATGGATTTAATAGGACTTTCTTGTACAAAGACAAGATATACAAATACAATGTAAAAGTAAAAGACAGCTATTCTTTGAAAGACTTAAACAGAGTGGATACTCCAATATATATAGAAAATGTAGACAAATTCGACAAAGATGTGGCAAAAGCTATACTGGAAGCAGAAAAAACAATGCACAGCACAGTATATCTAGATGGGAAGAAATATACAAACAGCAAAGCACAAATGCCAAAATACGCAGGAGAAATAATAGACCCTGACGCTGTCACGATATCATTTACAACAACCACAGATTTAATGAACAAACTTATTGAATTTGATGGCATACCTGTACCGTCTATAGCAATAGCAAAGGCACCGCCTAAGTCAGCTGACATGGGCAATAACATAGTGTTCTTGTTTAAAGCTGAAACAATAGACCCTGCTGTAAATAAAGGAAACACAATATATTCGACTGAAATGTTCACAAGGGAATTTCCAGTAAGAACACCTAATGGAGTAAATGATGTAATCAAAGAAGTAAAAGATTATATAATAAGTAGAACAGACCATACAGTAATCGCAAGAAAGATGTTAAACTATTACAACTTTGATGAAACATACGACAGTGTACAATTCTTTACAACAGTATATTCAAATGACCCAATAGTTAAATATGTATACGCTGTGGATAATGGAATATACAAATACGACAAAGCTATACTTCCTGCAGATATAAATTCTCAATCAAGAGAAGCAATGGCAAAAGCACTGCATAAATATGTATCTGAAATAGATCCTAGAGATGTGGGACAATGGCTCTTGGACTTAGTGTATAAGAAAGACACGAGAATGTATACAAACAAGGCTACAAACTTTGTAGACCCAACAGTGCAATCATACTTTGCAGACTTAAAAGCAGACAACCTAGCAAGAATGTTTGCAAACGCACCTAAGCCTGACATAATGAATGGAACAATAGACCTTGCTATGCTAAAGGCTTTTTATGCGAAGAAATTTGAAAGTTTTGCAGAAGCACTAGACCACAGGGATATGCTTGTGGCCAGAGGTGGAGAAACAAATATGCTAGGGTATACGCAAAAAGCATATGAGTTGATAGACAAAATAATAAAAGATAACAAAGAAAATATAGAAAACTATATATCTTCTGAAAAACAAGAGTCGACAAAAGATATACACGACCAATTAAAAGACCCTGAAAAGTTTATAAAGGAAAATTTCCTAAGCCTTATAGGGCTATATTTCCAAAATAAAAAGACCAATAAATTCGATAAATTCGGATACTGGTATGACGACCACGCAGTACCTAAGCAAGACCCTCGCAGAGCTTTTCATATAATGGGGCTAAAAATAACAGAAGAACACCTAAACGAATTAGAAACGATACTGAATGATGTTATCAACGAAACAAAAACAAACCAATTTGATGCTGTAGTAGATAGAGTAATACCATACAGTGAAATTGCAGCCGCTATAGTGCCTAAGAATATAAATCCAGAAGTTGTAAAATTCCTAAAATCTAGTGGAGTAAAAGCAATAGTGCCTTATGGCGAGAACTCTTGGAACGGACTAGCAGAAGCTGTTATGAAAGACAACGAACTCTTGTACCAGCTTAAAAAGAATACATCAGATAAGAGAAGGAAAGACTACGACAATAAACTTGTAAAAGATACAACAGGAGAACCTTTGACATACAAAGGCAAGACTTTTGACGGGGAAGAAACAGAAGGGAACTATTATGTAATAAGCGAAAACCCATATATCGTAAAAGACGAAAAAGCGTTCAATGACTTAACCTATAAAGATTTAAGCGATGGAGGATATGACGCTGCAATACTTGTAGACGTAGATGGAAACCCTATAAAAGTAAGACCTATAACACAACAACAACTTATACTTGCAGAACCTATGGAAGCTATGGATTTTAATGAATTACCTGAATATTATCACATAAAAGAAACAAGAGATTATAAAGAGAGAAGTTGGGGGAAAACAGTAAGGGATATGAATATCAACGACCCTTGGATAGTAGATATACTTACTGATACTCAATTTTGGTATGATGTAAAACACAACACAGACACATTTCTCTTAGCAGGTAAGATACTTCAAGAAAAGGGTATAGACTATGTAGAAGCTGTACTTGATTCAGGAATAGAAGTAACACCTGAAATAGAAGCAGCAGGTTTGATACTGATTGAATATTATAGACAAAATGGGAATAAGTCAGAATTTCTAAACGCTATGGAGAGAGTCGCTATTAACGCTACTACTGCAGGACAGATAATTCAAGTGCTGTCTCAATTTGGCAAAATGTCTGCAGAAGGCAAGATAAACTATGTTAAGAGAGAAGTCGAAAAACTTACAACCCCTAAGGATAAAAGAATTGTAGAAGAAAAGACAAAAGAAATAAAAGAAAAGACAGTAAATATTTTAAAAGAAACTCTAGATGATAAAAGACTGGGCGACTTCTTAGAAGAAAACAAAGAAGAAATGGCAAAAGTAGCAGACTATGTAGAACAAATTTCTATGACGCCAGAAGAACAAATAGAAGCGGAGAAACCAACAGTAACTAAAAAAGAAACAGATACTATAGTTGACGAAGCTGTCAAAAAGGTTAAGCAAGAGAGAGCAACAAAAGGGCAGTCAGAAGGCGTTCAACAGACAATGAATATACCTAGAGATAAAGACTTTTTAAGCAAGAACAAAGACAAGATTGTAGAGATAGTCAGAAATCATTACACCAATCCAGACAACAAGAGCTTAAAGACAAAGTTAAAGAAAATAGGACTTACAGATTCAGAAGCTGCTATTGTAGTAAGATACACAAAAGAATATATTAGAAGTAGCTCTGAACAAAAACTGCTAAGTGAAATAAACAATACTGGCGTTCAAGATACTTGGCTTAGCAAATTAATATTCCAAAATGTGCTAGATGGCGACTTTGGACAAAGTTTAAAAGCGTTAATAGCAAAGAAAGAAAGAGTGCCTTATTTATCTCAGGACCTTATAGAACATATCTATAAGATGTCAGATATAATAGACAACATGCCTGATGGCAAAGACAAAGACAGAGAAATTGCTAAACTTATCAGAGATATAAACGAATATTTACCAGTATCAAACGCAAGGAAAATATCTACATTGCACATAATGGGTATGTTATTAAACATTAAATCTGCACTTAGAAACATATTGAGCAATAGAGGATTTAGAAATGTAGACACCTTTGCTGTACAACTGTTCGGGACACCTATAGATAAAATAATAAGTATGAAGTCAAAGAGAAGAACAGTGCTATTTAGACCTATAGCATCATATAACAATCAAAGAAAATACTATAAGACAGAAATGCCTAACGCAGTATACGAACAAAGACAAGGTATAGATTTTAGCACTATTGATGATAAATTCTCAAGTGGACTAGATATAGGTGATTTATCAAGAACATCTATAAGAAGAACATTCCCTAGAAATTCATTACTAGGAAAGGCTGAAACAGCTATGAATGTTTTAATGAGAGCGCCAGATAGAGCGTCTTGGGCTGCATCATATTTCGACTCTTTAGATATGCAGATGGAATTGAAAGAAAAAGGGTACAATAAAGATATAACAGAAGAAGAAATGTCAGAAATAGCTAATGCAATAGGGTTATACAGAACATTCAATGATGATACAAAACTATCCATTATGTTTAGAGAAATGAAAAGAACATTAAATGTAATCGGATTCGGGAAAAGAGAATTTGGTATTGGAAATATCATTACAACTTTCCCAAAAACACCTGCTAATCTTATTATGAGAGGGCTAGATTATAGTCCTATAGGATTGGTTATGACTACGTTTAAACTATTGCACGATACATCAGACAATGTATATCTAAGACAAAAACTTGCTGTTGAAGGTTATGCAAGAGCAATAGCTGGTACTGGTCTAACAGGAATAGGAGTTTTGCTATACAATATGGGCATCATCACATCAGGCTCTCCTGAAGATGAAAGCAAATTGAGAAAGTTTAAACAGTCTATGGGATTAAGAAACTACTCAATAAACATAAGTGCTATACTAAGGCATTTACAAGGGCAAGAAAATGCAGGAGATTTAAGAAAAGGTGACAAACTATTCTCTTATGACTGGTTTTTACCTTTGTCATTCCCATTATCTATTGGTGCTGACATAGCAAGTGGAGAGTCTAGTGCAATATCCGTAGCAGATAATTTATTGAAATCTTTACAAGCAGGACTTAATTTATACACAGACCAACCATTATTTACAGGGCTTGAAAGATTATTTGGTAGTGAAGATTTAGGAAGCGGTGTTACACAAACACTCAAAAGTGTACCATCTAGTTTTGTTCCAAGTATAGTATCTCAACTAGCACAATTTACAGATGGAATAAACACAGACCCATACACAGGCTACTCCATACCAGAACAAACAGTCAATCTTATCAAAAATAGGCTGCCAGTGCTAAGAGGGACACTACCACAAAGAGTATCTCCATTAGGAGATGGATTGGAATACTATACAGATGACGACACATTCTACACTAAATTCTTGAAAGCTTTCTTATCTCCGGGGATAGTAACAGAATACAATCCTAGTGATGAAGCACAGTTTATAATGGATTTAGTCGAGTCTACTGGAAATGAAGAATTAATACCACCTAAACCACAAAAACAATACACTTTAGAACTTGATAATGGAGAAAAAGTGATAGTAAAACCTACTCCTGAAGAATGGGAAGAATGGCAAAGAAGATTTGGCGAAAACATCAAGAAAGACATAAAATATATTATGAGAAACTATTCAGGTAGGCTTACGAAAGAAGAACTTTCAGACGAAATAAACAGAGCTATAAGTGAAAACAAAAAAGAATTTAAGGAATATTTGTTGCAACAGCAAAATAAAAAAGGGTCTAGCAATCGCTAGGCTCTTTCTTTAAGGAGGCTTTTATGGAAGAACTTATAAGTGTAGCGAGTTTAGTTGGCATTCTATCAGGCATTGTATTTTCATATATAGGCTACCAACGTGGCATTAAAAAAGATGTAGATGCTAATGGAGTTAGAAAAGGCTCAATTTACACAGACATAGAATATATCAAAAGAAAGATTGATGATGTAGCAGAAGGGCAAAAAGACACCAATAAAGTCATAAGCAGTCTAATGGAAAGGATAATAAGAGTTGAAGAAATGTCAAAATCTGCACACAAAAGAATAGACGACATAGAGTCTGATTGTAGAGATTGTAAAAGGGAAAGGTGATAAAATGGAAATAATCAAAAAGTTAGTAAGTGAAACTATGTACGATATTAAATGTCCTTACCCAATGAAACCTGAGTTTATTGTAGTTCATAATACAGCTAATGATTCAACTGCAATGAATGAAATAAACTATATGATTACAAACGCACATAAAACATCATTTCATTATGCTATTGACGATAAAAACATAATACAAGGTATACCTGACAATAGAAATGCTTTTCATGCAGGAGATGGAGTTAATGGAATTGGTAATAGAAAAGGCTTATCCATTGAAATATGCTATTCTAAATCAGGTGGAGAAAAATTTGATAAAGCAGAGCAATTAGCAGCAAAGTTTATAGCATATAAGTTAAAAGAATATGGCTGGGATATTAGTAAAGTAAAGAAACATCAAGATTTTAGTGGCAAATACTGCCCCCATAGAACGCTAGATTTAGGTTGGAATAGGTTTTTAAATATGGTAAGTAAAGAATATGAGTTGTTATTAAAAGGAGGAATTGAAGTGGAAGATAAGAATACACCATCAACTTGGGCTAAAGAAGCGTGGGAATGGGCGAAGAAAGAAAAGATAACAGATGGTACTAGACCTAAAGAAAACATCACCAGAGAAGAAGTTATTGTAATGATTTATAGAGCATTAAAGGTGAAAAAATGAGATACTCTAAAAAGATAGTATCGCTAATAATAATGTTAAATTGTTTGTTCACGATGGCTATACTGTTATTGGTATGGTTTAAAGGCATAGAGCCGCAAGCTCTTATAACAGCGTGGTTCGGCTTTACTACCATTGAATTATGGTCATTGGCAGGTATAACAAAAACCAAAGTAAAAGAAAGGAAAGATGAAAATGAAGATTGATTGGAAACTAAAATTGTCAAGCAGAAAGTTTTGGGTAGCTTTAACAGGCTTTGTAAGTGCTTTATTATATGCACTTAACTTTGCAGAAGCTACTGTGGAAAGTGTAGTAAGTGTTATAATGGCTTTTTCAACTCTTATAATATATATACTTGCAGAAGCCCATATAGATGCTAATAGAACAAAGAGTGGGGACAATTAGTCCCCATTCAGCATCTCAAGCAAATCTATCAAAGCGTATTTTTTTAATCTTGTTATATGTCTTTCTGAATAATTAAGCTCATCACTTATTTCGCCTATTGTCTTTTTATTTAAGTAATGTTCTATTATAATCGCTTTTTCTATATCAGGAAGGTAGTTTATAGATTGTATCAATAGCCTTACATCATCTTCCAACTGTTTTTTCTTTCGCATTAGCATTTCTCTTTCTTCTGCAATCATAACTGCTTTTTCTTCTGTTGGATTTGATATATTGCTGTTTGTCACTCTATCACTATCGTATGATATGGAATCTATGTCGTATTTTTCTTCAAGCCTTGCAAGTCTTTCTTGTATTGCGAATATTTTTCCTCTGTCGATATTTATTGATTTTAATTTCATTATCAACATTTCTTCATTAATCATAATCATACTCCTTTAAATCTCAGCTTGATACTTCAATATCGACTGCAATCCATTCATTCTAGTTTGTATGGCTTCTATAGCTGTCCTTGCAGCCTTTAGCTTTTCTTCAGCTAAATCTCTTTGAAACTTTACATCAGCTACATTACCTCTTGCTATGTCTGGTATTAATGTTATACTCATTTTTTCATCTTTGAGTCTTATTATTTCGTATGCTAATGCTTTTCTGTACTCCATTTCTTTTACAGCTAAATCTTCTGCTAATTTAAATATTTCCTTACTGCCATTTTCAAGCCTTGTAGATGAGTCGTATATTTCTTTTGCTATATCTCTTAATTCCATACTATCTACCTGTGCTTCCGTACCCGCCACGATTGTTTGTGCCTAAATCTCCCACTTCTGTTATGTTAAGTCTTGGCATATTTGAGTTGTGATACTTGATGTAAATATTATTCATTCTTTTCCCACCTTTCGTATAGCTTAAACCAATCTTCAGCTCTCATTGTTATTAACCATTCTTCATTGTTTTTTCTATGTGCCACAATAGGTATGTCGTTGTCGATGTTATCTCTTATAGACTGTTCCATAGCTTTTGATATATTCAAACTTTCCACTCTTTTTACTTCTATGTGTATTCCATTTAGTCCTACTACATCTGCATCTCCATTCATGCCAGCGAATTGTTGCGAACGTCTGCAATCATATCCATAAGACTTGCACAGTTTGGCGAATTCTAGTTCTCCCCTTTTTCCTTTGCTTTTAGAATTTATCTTCGCCATAGCTTTTTATTAGTCCTTAACATAGAGTTGTATATATACATTTTAAGGAATAACCCACTGGATAGGTTTGTATATGCTTTCCATCTTCTGTACTTTTTAATCATAAAGCTTTCCTCCCATCATCTCTCTTATTTCATCTTCGCCATACCCTAAAGATTTATATTTATCTTGAAGCATAATCTTTAATTGCCTGTTCAATTCACTGCCATTCTTGCCGTGTACTCCATTGTCGCCCCTGTGGTGATAGTAGCACAAAGGCACAACAGAGTACTCATTCTCATAATTCTTTCTTTTACCTACGCCTGAAACAATATGATGCAATTCCACTTGCTCGTTTGATTCGCATATGATGCAAAGCCCATTGGTTTTTGCCATTACTTTTTCATAAAGCTCTTTATCCATTTTTATTTATCCTTATTTATCCTTATTGCTTCTTTCAGATAGTATTCAGCCTTACCTAAATCAATATCTTTGCCTTTTTTGGTGTATCTTGATACATATCTTATTACATTGCCTATGCAAAAAGCTTCGTATCCTGCTATGCCTAGAAAGTCTAGAGTATCTTCTATATAGTCTATTACTTCTATTTTCTTGTCTGCGTAGTGAGCAGGGTGGTTTATTATATTGTATTTTTCTTCTTCTTCCATGACATTATTCCTCCTTATTTTTTAAATTCATAAACTTGTTGGTTTGCACCTGTCGTTAGTGTTTTAAGTCTTGAGTATTTGTTATATATTCTTACTAAAATCGCAGTTGGCATCTCATTTCTTAACTTTGCAAAAGAATCCCCATAATCGTGGTTTTTCTTTGATAAATATCATTTAGTTCTTTACATATCTCAAGATGTTGTTGTACTTTGTTTTTCCATAAAAATTCCTCCTTTTAATTTATCCACCTTTAGAATTTGATTTATATTAATTCAATTTGACTAAATAACCATGCACATGCCCACGAACCCTCTTTACCATCAATATTTAGTTTCACACTAAATGGTTTATGAGAACTTATTTCTTCTATTATGCCTATTTTGCCTATATAACTTATATCCATCGCATCCTTTATTCTAACTTTGTCTCCTGTTTTAAATTCTTTCATTTTTATCTCCTTTCTATTACACTTGAATAACATTAGCACCCTCTACCATTACTATTTTCTTCTATCTCGCCAACAAAACTATCGTTTTCTATAGCATTTGCTATATCTATTAATTTCTGCTCCAACTTAACTTTCTTTAAGTCCTCAATCGCTAAATCAAATTTATCCATTATCATCTCTAAATCAGTTCCATTAAAACAAGCCCATCCTTCATCTTTATCGAATATAGCTTGATTAAATTCTTTTCGCCTCTTGTCTTGTGTTTCACTATCAATAGTTAATCTTTTTAAAAACAACTCTCTAAATTTATCCATGTTAATCCCCCTCCTATCTTACATTTCTCTTAGTAAGCTGTTCAGTTTCTTTCTTTTCTAGCTCTAATTGAAAGAAAGTTCTTGCTTCTTCACAAGGTTTCCTATCATCCAGAATACTTGTTCTGCTTACTTTGAATTTCATTCTTATCATCCTCCTCTTGAATTTTCCCTATATCAATATTCATCTCTATCCTCCTTACCATTTTCCCTACATGGGAACTATGGTTCTATCTCGTGAGTATCTTGAGAATTTATCTTTATTTTCTCAAGATACTCACTTGATGAATATTTTTCTTGTTATGTTCAGCTAATCTAATTCATAAACTCTATGTCTCATCTCTGAAAATATAGTCCCTAGTTCTATTAATTTATTTATATCACTTATTTCTCTACCATTAGTTATTTCCCATTGTTCTAAACATTTTTCCAGAAACTCTTTTTCATTTTCTTCTCCCGTAAAGTCTACAAAGCTATAAAAATCAACTTCAATGTGCTTATCTTCCATGTTAATCCTCCCATTCAACTAACTTTTGCCCACAGTTATAGTTATGGCAATAATTTTGCCCTTCATCAACCACTTCTTCACAATTTACACATTCCCAATTGTAATCGCCTTCGATGAATGTAATACTTGTTATGTTCATCTAGTAAAAGTAGTTTGCTTTTGTTTGTATTCTTTACACTGAAACTCTATCCAATGTATATCAAGCCTATCTATTGTTGTTTTTTCAACTTTTCCTACTAATTCTATAAAGTTATCCTTGAATTTACACACTTTTAAATGTTCACAGGTTGTGCATTTAGTTTCCATTGCTTCACTCATTTTTTTTAACCTCCTCACTTTGCATAAAAATCATTTTCTTCTCTATCTTCAAGTGCATAATTTCTTGCACCTATTGTTGTAAAAACATTTGTCTTTTTCATTTCAATCTCCTAAAGTAGTCATATAACCGTTTTTAAAAAATGTCATAATATATTCTATTTTATTTTCCATTCAATATCCTCCTCCAATTCTTAAACATAATTAATAGCCTCTTGTTTTGTTATAAAAAAGTGTATCCCAGTTGAACATTCTTCCCACCTATCAGTATCGAAATCATCAACTACAACAATCTCACCTACTTTATAAATAAAATCATTATCGTAATCAGAAGGTACTTCTTGTAAGGTTTCACCATCTAGCAATTTCGTAATTTCCAAGACTTTGGCTTTATTTGCTCTGCACTTCCTAGTTGTTGCACTACTTCTTAACGCATCTTCGGGAATTAAAAGTTTAACTATGCACTGACTAGCTTTTTTGTAGGCGATAAAACTCCCTTCCTCGGGACATTGTAAGTGGTAAAATGATGTAGAGTGATTTACTTTTATATCACTCAAGTTAGCACCACTCAAGTTAGCATCACTCAAGTCAGCACCTCTCAAGTTAGCATCACTCAAGTTAGCATCACTCAAGTTAGCACCTCTCAAGTTAGCATCACTCAAGTTAGCATCACTCAAGTTAGCACCTCTCAAGTTAGCATCACTCAAGTTAGCATCACTCAAGTTAGCACCTCTCAAGTTAGCATCACTCAAGTTAGCACCTCTCAAGTCAGCACGAACACCCCCCTCTGTGCCTAATAACCACTTTTCATGATTTTCTAATATTTGTTTTAATTCTAGTTTCATCACTTAACCCTCCAATTCTTAAAACTTTACTTCTACAGTTACAATTGTGTCATTATGCCACCCACCATGAGGAACTAACAAAATTCTTTTTATCTCAAACCCTCTGTTTTTGCCCATCACATTTAGGTGCTTTATCTCTTATTCTTCTAACTCTATTGGTTTCCACATTCTGCAGTGATATTGAAAATTTTGTCTGTCAATAATTTTTTCTGCTCTGAAGTCCTTTCCAGTGGCTTTACAAATAAGAAATTGTTCCTCATATTCTTCATATTCCTCATAGTCACCAACGCTGTAATTTTGGTCTCCGTATGGTCTTACGTAAACAGTTTTGTAGTATTTTACAAAATTCCCACATGTCAAACATGCTCTATTGTCAGGGTTGCTGTAGCATATGTTTTCGTGCCTCTTTGCTGATGATTTGTGTTTATAGTATTTCGTGCAAAAATCGCATTGATATGCTTTAATCTCTTTCATGTAATTAGACCTCCTATCTTTAAAATTGTATACATTATAGTCATTCTTTTTTAATATTTCGCTTATATGCCCCATTCCACAAGCACATTCCCATATGTTTTGGTTAAATTTTTCAATCTCTAAAAGTAATTCTACAGCTTTTGGCTCAGTTGCATAAAAATCATTTTCTTCTCTATCTTCAAGTGCATAATTTCTTGCACCTATTGTTGTAAAAACATTTGTCTTTTTCATTTCAATCTCCTAAAATGGTATTTCTTCTTCGTTTGTTTCTACT